GGCTTTCGGCGCAATCCTGCGCGCAAAATTACGATAACGCTTGGTTGATCGCCGCGTGACTTTTTCCAATTCCTCGCGCACCGTGTCAGGCATTTTTTTAAGTTGCTTTGATAAAGCGCGCTGACCTGTGACCTTCACGACGCCACGCCTTTTTCTAAAACAAACTCGCGCATTTCGCCCTTGGCGTCGGCCTGTGTGGCGGTCTGTATTGACCAAGTAATACCGCGCGCAATTACGCGATCTGCCGCTGTGATCGCCGCTGTAACGCTGTCTGAGCGACATAGCAAAATAGCGCGCGCCACATCTTGCAGTGCGCCACCTTCAACCTGCCGCTGACCTGTTTTTTCGGTTAATTCTGCGGATCGCGTCGCCAAGTCTGACCAGTTGTTATATTCGTTTCCATATTCGTCTGACCCAGCGTCAAGCCGCTGAAAAGTCACGCGGTCGCGCAGCAATCCCGCTCTAGCCATACCAGTGCCCTCGGCTTTGGCCCAGCATTTCGTCAAAGCCAAATGGCACGCTGATCAGCTTGTCGCCTTGCGTGGCCTCGCGGTTTTCGTACAAGTGAGCCACCAGCATCATCATCGCGTGCCTGACGTTCTGAGGAACGCTGTAAGACGTGCCGCCATAGCCGCAAACGTATTGAATTTGAATTGCGTCATCTCGCTGAAATGTTGTCGGCCAGTTAAATCCATTTTTTGGCGCAACAATTGTGCGCGTTTTGGTGCCGATAATATTGTAATTTGACAGCGTGTCGGTTTGCAGCACGTTGTTCACGTCATAATATTTGACTGCAGATACGGATTGCACAGGGCCAAGCAATAGCGTCACAGTGCCGGGATTTTGCCCCAGCCATTGACCCCACGTCTGCGTCATCATGCAAGCACCCAGCGCGCCAGTGGCGTCAACATAAGCGACCGCAACGCCAATCAGGCGCGAGATTATCGTGTCATCGTCATTGTGTTCAACACGCAATTGCGATTTGGCCTCGGCCAACGATACAGGCTGCGCCAGTGGTGGCGTGACCAGTTCAAGTGCGTGCTGTGCGGTCAGTGTCATTTTTTAGTTGCCTTGCTTTTAACAACCTTTTTCACCGCGCGTTCAATCTTCGTGGCGTTAATTACTGGCTCGGCAATGCCAGCCTCAATATATCGCTTTCCTTCAGCATCGGTCACTTCAATCTCATCGCCAAAATTGTGCGAAAAATCGGCACCCGCCATGCTGGTCAACATTCTAATTTTCATTTTGAAAAACCTTCCAAAAAAGGGAATGGGCAGGGCCATGATAGCCCCGCCCGATATTATTTATGCAGTGATCATGTGCTTGATGGCGGCGGTGTTAACCAAGCAACCATCAAAGCGAATATAACCAAGAATGCCAAAGTCAGGGGCAAAACGCTCACGCGCGACATAAATTGACGGCGCGCCAACTTTACGCACATAGAATTTTGACATGTCGCCAAAGATCATGACCTTTTTCGCGGTCGCAAGGCTGTCCATCGCTTGATTAATGACAACGTTATAGCCGAGTAAACTAGCAGGCACCCCTGCCTGATAATTTCCCATGGCCCAAAGATAATTTCCGTTTCCATCTTTGAGCTTGCGAACAGCCGATAAAGTGCTGTCGTTCATCATGATCGCAGTATTTGTGCTTGCCCGATATGCTGGATCAACCGAATGAATCAGATCAAGGATTTCGTCGCCAGTTACGGCCGCAGTCGCCGCCGCAGTTTTGCCAAGTGACGAACCTGTCACAATGCCTTCAACTGCGCTTGAACCGCTACCAGTGGTCAAGGCAGTGTTAGCAGTCCGACCCATGCGCTCACCAAGCAATTCGCCAAGCAGGCTTTCCATGTTCAGAATGCTGTCAGCATTTAGTTCCGCCGACCACCTTAGCCATTCGGTGTCAAATGCGTATGCGCTGAGAGTTTTCTGCGCAAAAGTTGCATCTTTGCCTGCATCATCTGTTGGCTGTGTGCCTTCAGTATGAGCGGTTGTTGTGACCGCTGTGTCGTTGATTGTAGGAATGTTAAACGTGTTTCCTGCCGCAGTGTTTATAACTGTAAAAAGGTTGCTGTCATACATTGGCCCAGTAGCAAGCATCGCCTTTTCAATGTAGCCAGCCAGTTCAACAGGAACAGTAAAGCCACCCGCGCTGTTTGTGCCAGCAGTTTGAACCCGGTTTTCCGTTTCCAGAACTGAGCGCGCTTCAAGGCCCATGTTTGCAACACCACCGCTTGCGATCATTTCGCAAAATGCGTTGCGGTAAGAAATTGAAACGCCGTTATCAACCGCAGGCGCGCTGCGATCTTCAAATTGTGGACGCTTGGAGTAGTCAATTTCTTCTGATCTGGCGATTGCCGCGTCAGCTTTTTCCATGCGCTCGGCACGTTGACCAAGAGCGTCATGATCAACCATCATGGCGTCAAATTCACGCTCAATTTCAGCGGCGCGATCTTCAGGGGTGTTGTCTTGAACTTCGTCTAGTTTTGCACGGGCATTGGTCGCAATACGCGCCATTGATTCCCGCAATTCAATTGCAGAGTTAGCCATCTTTGGGCCTCCATCTAAGGGATTTGGACGTCATCACGACGTTCAGTCCGAAGCGCTTGCCCAAGGCGCAGGGGATAGGGCAAACAGCGGGAACCGCCGTTTTTCAGCGCGCCGAAGCGCGGTTAAACTGTTGTGTTAATTAAATTTTAGATTTCATCCGCAGCCGCCTTGCAGCGTGCGAAATTTGCTGATCTGCTCGGTGTGCCTCTAGCGACCTCAAGCCGATTTCAGTGCCGTCATATGCAGGCGTTGTGACTATGCTGACGTCATACAGTGACGCCTCTTCGATTGTGCGGGTCGGTATGTTGCCGCTGTCATCCCAAGACTGCCGAGTTGGACGAAATGCAAACGACATTTTGTCCAGATCGCCGCGCTTCATCTTAGGCACCAGGGCGCGCACATCTGGGTCATTTTCATCCAGATTGCTTTCCATATACAGACCGCGCTCATCCTCGCGCAGCGTCAACGTGCCTGACCGTGTGCGCGCCAATGGCAGACCTTCATGATTGATCAAAAACACAACGTCATCACGGTCAACCGCGTCAACAAATGCGCCGCGCGCAATCTTTTCCATAAACTGACCGCCGATATTGGTTTCCTCGTCAAAAACCGCAGCATATCCGCTGACTTTTATGCCATCTTCGTCGGCTCGGATTTCAACGCCGCTATCAAGCGTTCTGATTTCTTTACTCATCTTGATCTCCGATCACTTGATTTTTGATTGGAACAGTTGCGCCTTGGATCATTAGGTCGTTGCCCTCATCCCGCGCGCTCATGTTTTCTAAATCGCGCACTTCATTCGGCGTTCTGATGCCATTTTGAATGCTGGTTGCGTGCGCTTCCATTCGTGTTTTAAAGTCGCCGCGCAACAATCCATCGACGTTAAATTCAACATATTGATCTGACCCGCGACCGAACAGCTTGAGGTTCATCTCTTGCTCCGCCTGTTCAATCCACCGCTTCAACGTGTGCTTAACGAAATGCAAATCTTGCTGTTCTGAATTTGTGAACGTTGAGCGGGTCAAATCTTGCAAGAAGATTGGCGGCAAGCTGTAAATGCGCGCGATCTGCTCAATGCTAAATCGTTGCAATTCGATAAGCTGCATTTGCTCTGGCGAAAATCCGACAGATTTTAATTCGTGACCCAAAGGCAGCGCCATGATTGGCCTGCCTTCTTTTGCCAGCTTGGCAGTCGCCGCTGCAACATCTTCTGATGCGCGTGACGCCGCTGCGCCTGACTGAAATGGACCTTGCAAAACCGCTGGGGGAATGCCGCCCGATTGAAATGCCTTTGCGCCGTATTGGCTGGCGGCAATAGCCATGCCGATTGCATCTTTATTGGTCGCAATTGGTCCTCTTGGATCAAGCTGATTTGCTTTTACCATAAACGTCAGGTCGATAATGTCGCGCGCTTTAAAAATCCGCTGATTGTAGCGATATGTTTTGGCGGGAAATCCCTGCGATGTTGTCTTGCGCTCAACCAGCACGCCATTCGGATCAACCGGATGCAAATTGCGCACGTTGCCGCTGCCATCGCGCTCAATATACGTTATTGAACGACCGCCAGTTAACACTTGCTCAAACATATATTTGCGCCACTCAAACGATGACATTTCATCATTGACGGCTGTGTTGATCGTCGCCCCAAAGCCTTCTTTGACGCGCTCACGCCCTGCATCGGTCTTGCGGTAAACATGCAGCGGCAATCCTGCCAGCGTGCCACCTATGAAATTCACAGCCGCCCAAATCGCAGGCACGCCCATTGCTGTGTCAACATTGA